GGACCACGGATCAGTTTATTTCAGGATCAAGGACCTCGAGTCACACCTGCGACGCAATAGTTTCGCGCAACTCTCTGCACCTAAGATTGCTCAGCGCCTGCGCGACATGGGCGGCGAACCAACTAGCCTGTCGCTCAAGGGCCGCACGGTCAGACTCTGGAAAATGCCGACGTTTACTTCGCAGGATTCACCGTTCGATACTCCCACGAAAGATAACTCGGTACCGTTCTAATGCTGACTAAAGTATTCGGACCACCCGGCTCAGGGAAGACCACGCATCTGCTCAATATCACCGAGCAGGAACTGAGCGGCGGCACGCTTCCTATGAACATCGGCTACTTTGCGTTTACCCGCAAGGCGGCCACAGAGGCACGCGACCGCGCTATTCAAAAGTTCCCGCACCTTAATGCGGAGACAGATTTCCCGTGGTTTCGTACGCTGCACTCTTTGGCTTACCACTGCCTCGGAGTCGGGCATAAGGACATGATGACACCGGCTGACTATGCAATCTTTGCTAAAGAATGCGGCCTTGAAATAAGCACTAGCGTTGAAGACTCAGTGGTCCATGCCGACCATCCAATCCTTAACGAAATCAATATCGCACGCATCCGCGGCGAGGACCTGCGGGTCCACTACAATCGCAGCAACATGGACATTGAGTGGTTTCACTTCGAGTACGTGGAGCGAGCCTATCGCCGGTTCAAAGCAGCGCACCTGCTTATGGACTTTACGGACCTGCTCGAACGTATCGTCGAACAGGCGGAGCGTTTACCTACGCTTGACGTGCTGATTGTCGACGAGGCGCAGGACCTGTCGCGCCTACAGTGGAAACTGGTCATGGCACTGGCCGCTAAATCTGACCGCACGTACATCGCCGGCGATGACGATCAGGCAGTTTATACGTGGGCAGGGGCGGACGTTGAAAGCTTTCTGAGCTGCGAGGGCAAAGTGAAGGTCCTAGACCAATCCTACCGAATACCTGAGCGTGTGTTCTCTCTTGCTAATGAGATTGCAGGGCGCATCCAGAAGCGACAGCCTAAGTTCTGGATGCCGAGAATGGAACGCGGTGAGATCAAATACTATAACCAGTATGAGCAGGTAGACATCACACAGGGCCAGTGGCTCGTGATGGCCTCGACCAATTACATGCTTAACGACCTGCACAACTGGATCAAGTCGCAGGGCTTACTGTTCGAGCGCCACGGACAACGGAGCATAGCCGATTCGGTGGTGACTGCCGTGGTGGGATGGGAAAGGCTGCGCGCAGGCAAGTCAGTTAACTACGAGGTGGTACAGAAGGTCTACAAGCACCTGCCTGCCACTGCTGTGAAGCGTGGGCATAAGTCGCTTAAGACTATTAATCCAGAGCTCTTATACAACCTCGAGGACCTGAAGAAAAACCACGGCCTGCTCACCGATGAGATATGGCACAGGGCCCTGACCAAGATCGGCGAGGACCAACGTGATTACCTCATCGCTGTGCTAAAGCGCGGCGCGAAACTTGGCTCACGGCCCCCTATTCAACTGTCCACGATCCACGGAGCAAAGGGCGGCGAAGCCGACAATGTGCTGCTGCTGACGGACCTCAGTCCAAAATTTGCAAAAGATTATGCGAAGAACGCCGATGACATAAACCGACTGCTTTATGTAGGCGTCACGCGAACCAAACACGCGCTGCACATAGTGCTACCAAAAAACGAAGAGAAAGGATTTAGATTTTGAATAAGACAGCGTCAATGTTTCCTAGTGTTAGCGAATGGCTACCTCCCCAAAACTTTCCAGACTTGTCGGGCGCTAAAGAAATAGCTATCGACCTCGAGACCTGCGATCCGAACATGGAAAAGTTCGGGCCCGGTTGGCCACGCAACGACGGGTTTATCGTCGGGTATGCGGTGGCCGTGGACGGGTGGTGCGGGTATTACCCCATCGCGCACCAAGGCGGCGGTAACCTCGATAAGCGGATTGTAGAATCATGGATCAAGGACATACTGCTCTTGCCATGCCCTAAGGTTATGCACAACGCAGCGTACGACCTTGGGTGGCTACTGGCCTCAGGCTTTGAGGTTAAGGGCAAGATCATCGATACGATGATTGCGGCAGGCCTCGTCGATGAGAACCGCTTCAGCTTTGCGCTTAACTCTCTCGGCTTTGACATGCTCAAAGAGGTAAAGTCAGAAGAGGCACTTAAGCAAGCAGCGGCAGACTTCGGCGTACATCCCAAGAAAGAGCTCTGGAAACTGCCTGCAATGTACGTCGGCGCGTACGGGGAACAGGATGCCGCGCTTACGTTGAAGTTATGGCATCACCTCGAGACCATGTTGCGCTCAGAAGAAGTCGAGTCAATCTTCGAGCTCGAGACCAAGATGCTCCCCATCCTGACCAATATCACCCGTAAGGGCATACGCTTTGACCGACCTAAGGCTGAGGAGCTCATTGAGAAGCTTAAAAAAGACGAGCAGAAACTGCTCGCCGGTATCCAGAAAGAGGCGGGCGTACCCGTCGACATGTGGGCCGCTGCGAGTATCGCTAAGGCGTTTGACAAGCTAGGCATAGACTATCCGTCAACTGCCACGGGCCAACCGAGCTTTACGCGCTCATTCTTAGAGGGGTGCGATCATAAGCTTGCCAAGGCCATCGTTGCGGCGCGTGAGATAAATAAGACACACAACACGTTCCTGCAGCCCTACCTCGAGGCAAGTGAGTCCGACGGGCGGATTCATTCCCACATAAACCAACTGCGCGGTGAAGGCGGCGGCACGGTTACCGGCCGACTGTCCATGAACCAACCGAACCTACAGCAGGTGCCTGCACGTCATCCTGTAATTGGTCCAATGGTCCGCAGCCTGTTCCTGCCTGAAGAGGGAGAGCTATGGGCCGCTAACGACTTCAGCTCACAGGAGCCGCGCCTGCTCGTACACTACGCAAGCATGCTGCAACTGCAGGGCGCCGAGACAATGGCCGACGCATACAACGAAGACCCTGACACTGACTTTCACCAAATGGTTGCCGACATGGCAGGTATCTCACGTAAGCAGGCGAAGACTATCGGGCTCGGGCTGATGTACGGCATGGGAAAAGGCAAGCTAGCGGTACAACTGGACCTCGAGGCGGACGAGGCCGGCGAGCTAATCCAGACATTCCACTCAAAGGTCCCGTTCCTGAAAGGCACGATCAGCGCCGTACAGAAGCGAATCGAGTACCCCGCCTCGGGCGGTTCGATTCGTACCCTGCTAGGCCGAAAATGCCGGTTCCCACTGTGGGAGCCCATGCAGTGGGGCATCAATAAGGCCCTTCCGTACGAAGAAGCTTACGCAAAATACGGCGCACGTATCCGCCGGGCGATGACGTACAAAGGCCTTAACCGGTTAATCCAAGGCAGCGCCGCAGACCAGACCAAGGCTGCAATGCTCAAGCTGCATGAAGCAGGCTACAACATCCTTCTGCAGGTCCATGACGAGGTTGCGCTGAGTGTAAAGAATCGTGAAGAGGCCGAGGCGGCCGCTGAAATCATGCGCGATGCGGTGCAATTAGAGGTGCCCAGTAAGGTTGATGTTGAGATTGGTCCCTCATGGGGAGAAGCAGAGTAGATTTGTATCATAAATTAAGCTAGTCTTATGATACATTCACAGAAAGGAGACTTGAATGAGCGAAGGCAATCCTAAAAAAGCCCGTGCTAAACGGCGTCGAGGGGGTATCCCCGGCGCTACGTACAAGCGGCCTGCGTCGCCTCGCGCGCGCACCAAACCATGGCTCACGGTCATAATCAGAGCCGAACACTACGCAATGCTCAGGGAGCTCGGAAAGTATTATCGCGTGCCCATCGGGAAGATGGCGTCGTCGTTAATCTTGAACCGATTCCTGACTCTTTTACGAGAAAGCGATCCAGAAGCCGCAAAGCAATTAGAAGAGGAGCACCGTAGTGATAAAGACATTTCAGACATCCTTGACCTTGGACGTTGAGGTAGAGTACGACATGCTTCCTGCAGAGTTCGGATTACCCGAACAGGTAGACATCACTGCAGTTAACCTGATGGTAGTAGGAAAGGGAGGCAGACGTCGCAAAGTAAACTTAGTCGACTCTCTCGACGAGTCGGAAATCATGAGGCTTGAAGATGATACAGGAGAATGAAGTGGCCGTTTATAAGATAGGACCCAACTGGTACAAAGCGATGGTAACCGTAAACAAGACCAAGCACACGTTCTTTGGTTATTCCAGAGAAGAAGTGCAGGGCCGAGCGTTACGCGAGCTCGAGAAGAAGGGGGCATTTAAATCATGAGCGATTTTGTGCTGATCTTCGATTACAAGGTGGCCGGAATCCCGTGCCAGATCGGTGTGCTAGACTATGAGTATTACCCGCCAGTGTCGGCAGACCCCCGCCAGTGCCACAGTGATCTTGAATTCTACGGATATTCAGAGGCTGACTATGTGGTCCTAGATCGTCGTGGGCGGCCGGCAGAGTGGCTGCAACGTAAGCTCATTGACGATTCAGACATCCTTGAAGAAATTCACGATAGGTTTAAGAGAAGATATGATTTTTAAGAGACTAAAAGCCCTGCTATTGGGCCAGAAGCCGCTAGACGACGAGGAGATTCTTCTTGTCTATATGGAAGCGGCCAAGCAAATGAAGACCGCGGACCTGTTTGCTAAGGACTTTGTACGCCTTGTAGAGGCAAAGCATGGCATCGTCGGCAAGTATAAAGTGGAGCCGATGCGTTATGACTGATGACCTAAGCCGCAAGCCTTGCACCTGTGGCAAAGAAATGGTGGAGATCATCGGCTTTTCGGAGCCTGATGAGCACAGGCAGGAACGCTATCCAATACGAAAAGGATGGTTTTGTTTTGACTGCAGGCACTGGGAAAATGCTATCCTAAGGGAAAGGACGGTGGATATTTCGAGGTGGTTGAAGCGATGAAATCCTTTGAAGATTTTAGTGAGTCAGTAGTAGACCTGTACGACGCCATACAGGCCGCTGTAGAGCACGTTGAAGACAATCAGGACGTAACCTACCCAGAGCTCATGTGCGTGCTCAGCTCGCTGCTATGCAACGCTGCCGTGGAGGTTGGCATGAGCCGCGAGGAGTTCATGATCACCATGCGATTAAATTTTGACCATGCCGATAATTCGTCTGTACCTGCAAGTGAAATAGTTCATTAAAATAGTAAAAAGTAGTTGCACGTAGTCTCGATATATGAGACGATGTGTTTGTCGGGTTGGCCGACACCATACAGGAGACAGACATGGTAATTCACAACACAGATCAAGGTCCTGTCATAGAGACTAGCAACCCCTCGAGGCCTTTTAGAATCTGTAAGGATGGGCGCATTCGCTCATTCAAGACCCTTGATGCAGCGATCAAGGCTCAAGAGAAAAACATTAAATCAATTCATGCAGACGTTAAGGCACTGCGAGAATCAGGAATAGCTTGCTAGATAATCAACCCATACAGGAGAATGAACATGGCTTTTAACCTCGCACAAATCATGAACTCACGCTACGGCGGCAGCAAGCTTTCTGCGTCGTACGGCAAAGAAGACATTACTCTGGACCTCGCAAGCGCCGGAGTCGAGCTGCCCAAGCACTACGCTACTCACGAGCCCAACGAACAGCGACCCCTGTACAAGTTTGTTTACCGACCGCAGTTCGGGTATCACCTCGAGCCCGTAGAGCGCCCTGAGGGCGTTGTAGGGCCTATGTTCGACGGTGTCTATGCCGTAGTGCCGTCAACGGTCATAAGGGCCCTAGAGAAAATTGTAGGGGAGCGAGTCCCTGACGCGATGAGGGTCATGGATCGCTTCGAAACTCAAGAGATGTACGATTTCTTGAGTAGGTAGAAAAAAGTAGTTGAAAATGGTCTCGTAGTATGAGACCATTCTCTTGTCGGATTGGCCGACACCATACAGGAGAAAGAGATGATTGATTTAGTTAAAGAAGTTCGAGAGTATGCCGAAGCGAATTACGAAAAAGGCGGATGGGATTATATTGTTGAGTGTTGGTCAGACGAGGATATTGCAGAGGCAATCGTAGGAGCAAAGTCTAAGTTGGGAGCAATACGTAAGCTATCACGTATTGTGAAAGTTTTTGCAGATCGTCAGGCGGAAGCAGATTCTTATAGGGATTATTAGCCTTTAATCACGGCTCCTTCGGGGGCCACATACAGGAGAAAGAGATGATTGATTTTATTGGGTTTGTTGATTACGTCATGGATTTTTACGGTCCCGGCGGTGTTTATGATTTCGGCGCTAAGAAAGCCGATGTGGCGATTGCTACTTGTTACGTGATGAACAAGGGCGATATTCCTTTCGATGGCGACTCTATTGATAGAGAGCGCGTCAGGGATGTTTTGCTTGACAAAAAATACTTCAACTACGAGTGGAGGAATGCAGCCTAATGGCAAAGTACAACAAAGAAGCCGTGGACAAGGCCATTAAGAAAGACCCACGGATCAAGGCCAAAGAAGCTAAGTTAATCCATCGATTATTAAAAGGTAGGAGTAGTAAAAAGTAGTTGCACTTATCGCTCAGTGTGTTAGTATTACGTTGTAGTTTTAATTAACCGATACAGGAGAAAGAAAATGTCAGCCTATCTATGCAACCCCGAAGACTTCGCCCTGCTTGCAGCGTACGCCCTCAAGCCCGGCGCGCCACGTCACTTCGTCAACCTTGCCAAGAAAGAGTACATCGCCGTCGAGAACGCGGCCGACATCGCTCTGATACTTGCCAAGGAAAACATCAACTCTCTCGAGGCGCTCTATCCCAAGTACGGTCCTGCCGGTGGGTTCCTCTGCGGCACTCTCGAAGAGTTCCTAGCCGAGGTCAAACTCGCTGCTGCTAAGCGTTATGACTACCACGATCTTGTTGAGGTTAAAAAGGTCCTATTCTGCTACGACTATCAGGCCTGCGAACACCCTGACTACCTAAAGTCAGACGCCTACAACCTAGTGTTAGGACTCAAGGATCAGTTGCTCAGAGACTTTGCTGATCGATACGAATTCATAAAAGAGGCTGCGTAATGAAAGTAAATGTTTTACTGGCTAAATTGATCGCCCGTGTTTACCACGCGGGCGACACCGACCGAGCCGGTGTTGATTACTACAAAGGTCACTTGACCAATGTAGCCAAAGCCGTCAAGGCCAAAGGTCACGACCCTACTGTTATTGCCGTTGCTTACTTGCACGACGTCGTCGAAGACACTGCCGCTACTGTGGGCATGCTTCGAAAGTTGTTCGGCAACGAGATTGCCGACGCTGTTGCTGTTCTGACTAGGGCTCCCGGTGAGCCCTACATGGACTACGTGATGAAGGTAAAGAAAAGCGGCAATGCCATCGCTAGAGCGGTAAAGATAGCGGACCTTGAAGACCACTTAGTCGACACAACTGCTATCCCTGACGAGCTCATCAAAAGGTACAGGAAAGCGCTTAAGTTAATTGCGTGATACAGGAGAAATAGTTTGTTAATCAAATCTTATCTTGTCTTAGCCGTTCTGGTTGTAGCTTTTGGGCTCGCCGGCAACGCTGATAAAGAGGAAGCCGAGCGCCACGCTGAGCAATATTGTGAGTTCGTGGCAGACGGGACATGGCCCGACTATGACCCTTCAATTAACTGTGAGGAGTAAAAATGAAGATCGAAAAAAATGTTCCATTGCCCGAGTCTACTCGCGCACGTAAATACCCGTTCCTTGACATGGACATTGGCGACAGCGTTTACTTCGAGGATGAAACGATCAACGGCCGCGCTTACCGCGCAGCTATGACCACTGGCCGACGTTGGAATCAAAAGTTCGTCGCCCGTAAAGAGAACGAAGGCATCCGCATTTGGAGAGCAGAATGACAGAGCACGAAAAAGATATTCAGGAAATGGCCGCCGAGCATTTTGATTTAATGAAGCTCGTCGACAAGATTAAAATTATCGACGCCCTGAAACATGCTCTCGATGATCCTGATAAAACCATTAAAGACTTAGTCGAGCTCAACTACGAAGCTCGTGTCTCTGCTTTTAAACTGGGAAGGCCTGATGCTGAGAAAATTAACTGAGCTTAACGTCGGACTGATCGAAGACGATCCGGTCCGCTCGCCCTTTCTATTCGGTGATGCACGTCGCCGATTTCAAGAGCCCTTCTTGGTGTACGGGTGGATCGAGGACGAAGACATACAGGCCGTGGCCTGTTTAGCCTTTGCCGAGTTCCTGCCCGAAACCGAAGCGGACCTGATCACCATCGCTAACGATACGATAGCCGGTGACATCATCGTTCCCTACTCGCTGTGGTCCTATAAACAAGGTGCGGGTAGTAAACTGATTCAAGCTCTGCTTGAATTGGCATCCAAGACTCACGAACCACGGGTCATAACTATGTCACCTAAAACCAAGATGGCAGAAAGATTCCACACGAAAAACGGCGCAGTGACTCTTTCAGTTAATGAAGAGTCGGTCAATTATGCGTACCCATTATGAGAGCAGTTACATGATGACAAAGATCGACGTTCCAACGCCAAAGGATAAAGAGAAACTCCGCGAAGAAATTAAAAGGCAGACCAAAGAGTTTCTCGCTAAGGGCGGAACGATAACTAAACTCGCAGCCGGTGAGAGTGCTCACAAAGGCGACATCAATTATCTAATAAGACCAGAAGGATCGATCTATGGGAAAGGGTAGCAAGCAACGCCCACTTAGCGTGAGCAAAGAAAAGTTCGACGAGAATTTTGACCGAATATTCGGGAATAAAAAAGAAACCGTCACGGTCAGCGTATCGGGGACCACGGGCCAAGGTCACACCTTAAGCTCGAAGAATTTATCCGTAACCATTACACCTAAATAATTATGACGATTATTTTTGATAAGTTTAAAGACGCGCTCGAAGAGGCTAAGTGGTGCGCCGATGATGAGCGCGTACGTCAATTTATTTTTCTGCTGAAGGATGGCAGATACAAGGTAACTCCAAAGTACAACAGCCTGCGACCAAAACAGGCCGTCGTTGAAGTTGGAATCACCCCACGAAAATACAGTCAACGCAGGTTGGGGCAAAAATGAAAACACGAATACACGTCAATCAGCACCACATCCGCGCCAACGCTAAGGGTGCTGACCTTCCCGTGCTTACGGTTAAGACCTACAAAGAAAATCGCAAGTGTAATCGGGTCTCGATTCAGGGCCCAAGCACCGTAGTTTACAGCCCCGAAAAACCGCTTTCTTGCGGGGCGAAGGTGTGGATTGAAACAGAAGCCGAGGTGACGGTAGACGAAGAGCCGCCTGCTGCTAAAGATCTCGAAGAAATATTTTTTCTTATAAAAACCACAACTACCGCGTTAAACGCGCTGGCCCTTGCGGGTAGAAGATTAGACGCTGATGAGCTTGCCGAAATTACGGAAGAAGCGGACGCTGTAGCTTTAATCGCTGAGCGTTTTTATGGTATTGACGTAGATTTCAGCGAGCAGTTGTCCAAGATAAAAATAAGGGTTGACGAACCCCGGAAGTTTAGCGAATGGGTGCTTGGAGAGGAAAAACCGGCAGACTGGCCGGAGGAGAAATAAATGTACGAGTACAACTGTAAGATTGTGAGGGTAATAGATGGTGACTCAATCGTCGTTGATATTGATCTTGGCTTTGATACTTGGCGTCGTGGTGAGCGTATTCGTCTTTACGGCGTGGATACTCCCGAGTGCCGCTCGAGAAGCGCTATCGAAAAAAAGGCGGGGCTACTTGCCAAAGGATTCGTGATGCAGATGCTGCACGAAGGCGGCACCTACAAGCTCACCACGAAAGAGAAAGGAAAATTCGGCCGGTACCTTGGCACGATCAAGATCGACGGCGAGCTCACGATTAATGCAGCGTTGATCACAGAAAACCTCGCGGTCCCGTACAGCGGACAGAACAAAAAAGAAATCGAAGCCGCGCACAAAGCTAACTACAAAATTTTAAAAGAAAGGGGAATGCTATGACGCACGATGAATACAAAATCTTACTCACCACGGTCTCGGCCGTGGCCCTGCACGCACTGCTTGCAAAACACAGTCGCTCTACGGACCAACTGGCCAGAGAGGCGGTGGTAGTTGCTGAGCAACTGCTCGACGAAGTCGAAGCATCAATCGAGCACCGCTGATGTTTACCTCCGCTCTGATGTGTCTCGCTACCGCGATCTACTTCGAGGCACGCAACCAAGACCTGCAGGGTCAGCTCGCCGTGGCACAGGTGGTGCTCGAGCGAGTCTACGATCCACGCTTTCCCGACACTGTTTGTGGTGTTGTCACCGCCGGCGGCGAGACCCGGCACCGCTGCGCCTTTTCGTTCTACTGCGACGGCCTGCCCGACACGCCTACCGACCAAAGAGCCTTTCTAGTGGCTAAATGGATCGCTTCAGGGGCCATGGGAGGCTTCATAAGCGACGTTACAGGCTACGCAACCCATTACCATGCCTACTACGTACAGCCCGACTGGGCGCGTTATATGCGGCCCACGGCCGTCATTGGGGACCACATATTCTACCGGGATGTGCCGAGCGACGAGGACCACGGGCCATGGGATACTTGGGAGTAAAAATAAGTAAAAAAAAGTGGTTCCCAGGTATTGTTTTGTTCCCTGGATGTGCTACTATTCGTTTGTAGGTTAGTTAATCAATACAGGAGACAGACATGATCAAAGTTACTTATTACCAAGTCCAAGCTTATCATCCTAACAACTGGGAAAGCGGCGAGTGGAAACCTGCTAACCAATGCAAGTGGGAATGGGTGGGGTGCGAAAGAAACAAGTTCACTGATCTTGCCGAGGCGGAGGAGTGCTTAGCCAAGGAAGAGGCAGAGTGGTGTAAGTTCCTCGCCGAAACAAATCCTGAGGGTGAAGAGGCCATTGCCCACATCGCCGCTCTCAAGGCTAAGAAGGCCTACAGGATCGTCGAGGACGTTGTCGAATATAAGTACGCTTGCCACTATATGTACACTGATGTCGACGCCTATGAGATCGTTAAGGTGATCAGCGACAAGACTATCGAAGTCAGGAAGATGGATAGTGAACACAACATCGCTCACCTGAAGCAGTACGTCGGCGGTTTCTTCGGACATGTGGCCAACCAGAGGGACCAGAAAGTCACTTACGCAAGCAATCCCGATAACGGAGTGATCAGGATCAGGAAGAAGAAAAACGGCGACTGGGGATACAAGGGCTTAAGGTTCGGCCTGAGCGAAAAGCCTTACGCCTTCTACGATTTCAACTTCTAATCAACCGGCCCCTTCGGGGGCCAACCCTCAAAAAACTGCACATAATTTTGTCCATGGCCTGTAAGCTGTTGAATTTATTAAGGTAAAAATAAGTAGAAAAAAGTGGTCGAAAGTGTTGTTTTTTAGAATTAGATCGATTAAGCTGTAGTTGTTGTCGGGGAGTGGCCCCGCCGGATACAGGAGAAGGACATGATCAAACTCATTAAAAAACAAGACGCAGAATGGCTCGGAAACGGACTGGGTAACCAAGCAGCGCAATGGGTAGTAAAAGGCGCCGAGCATATTGAATTATGGAAAGGTTCAACCGAGTGGAATATTACTAACACTCAAACAGGCGAAAGAATCGGTAGATGGTTAGACACTCGCGCCATGGCAGTTACATTACTCGAGGCTCTTGTAGCTGAAGGCGAACTTTCAATCTAACCAACCCCATACAGGAGAAAGACATGCTGAAAATCATCGCTAACGCTGAGTACCGCCCCGGTGCACCAAACTCAACTCCTAAGGCTTACCAGAAGAAAGCACAGAAGCTCTTCGCTGAGCTCGGTGAGAATGTCGAAATCGTCAAGATCAAGTGCAACTACAACAGCAAAAAATACCACCTGTTCGCTTTCGGTGAAGACGTCAGCAAGCCCCTCTACCGACAGCAGGGCCGAATCGAGGTCAGCGAGAAACAGCGCGCTCTCCACGGACCTGACTACATGGATGGTGCGGATCACTTCTACGCCGTTTGGTCTGACTGGCAAGATGGCACTGGCTACACTGAGTACCAAGCTCAGGCCCAAGCCGCTATCAAAAAACACCGTCAAGAGAAGCAGGCCAAGGAGGCACGGCCTGCAGTCGGCCGCCGGGTAGAATTCTGGGCCAACCAAGCTTGGAGAGAGGGCGAAGTCCTAGCGACTATCGAGGACCGCGCCCTAATCGCCTACCGCATGCCTGCCGGTGCTGTGTACATGGTCATAGTGGCTCACGATCCCAACACAGGAGCCTCTGAGCGACAATGGCGGCACAATACTAGCTGCGTCCGGGGTTACCGTTACGGCAGCTACAAATCAATCTCAGCCAACGCCCTGAAGAAAAACGCCAAGTGGCTTGCTGAGGTCCAGAAGGTAGAAGGCTTTGAGGAGGGGAACGTGGACCAAGGTCTCGAGTATCTTGGGGAGGACCTAGAATAAAATTGAAACAATTTAAAACCAATTAAATAGAAAAAAGTAGTGAAAAGTAGTTGACCGTAACCCTGACTTCGAGTATTCTACAGTTGTTGTCGGGGAGGGGCCCCGACCAGATACAGGAGAAAGACCATGGAAAACATTAAAAACAAAATCGAGCCTTACAACTTCGACGACGAAAATCCAGTCGTAGCTACTTTCCTAAATGCCGAGGGTGAAGTAATCGGCGAAATGCGAAGGAACGATACTTGCGAGTATGAAGGTGGTAGCTTCTGCGTCGGCCTGCTTTACGAGTACGACTAACCACGGACCACGGCCCCTACGGGGGCCCCATACAGGAGAAAGCCCATGGCTTTTAACATCGCAAAATTCAAAACTGCCCTTGGCAAGAAACGCTTTGCCAAGATCGCCGACATCCTCGACGACGGCCAAGTGGTTGAGGTAGAGCTTTACAATGGTTGTTATGATTTCTGGGAGTATGCTTACGACGAATATACTTTCGCCGAAATCGTTGCCCACGCCAAGCAATTCATTGATGACGACGGCTTTGGTGGAGCCGGCCAAGACTAACCAACCCCATACAGGAGACAGACATGAAAATTATCGAGACACTTCAGATTGGTGACAATGGTGATGGTACTTACAAGGTGTGGAGTAAAAGCCACGATGAAGTTTGGGGCTGTAACTCTTATGCAGAAGCGTTAAAGATACTTGAACAATGCGTTTGGGGTATTCAGGATGTATACAATGATGCCGTTGTTGAAAGCGAAGCATCACGCGCAGGTTGGTACGATTAGTTAATCCGCCGCGATTCGGGCCCTAATCGAGGCCCGAATCCAGTAAACGACACCTCTTCATCAATACAGGAGACAGACATGAAAGCGACAATCAAAAATCTCAACGCCTACATACAGGCACGTTACCCAGACCTCGACCTCGAGTTCGTCAAAGGAGAAGGCTATTTCTATTTCGCCGGCGACCCCTACGTCGAGTCAATCTACGTCTACGCACTCAACCAGTGTGGCTATGACAAGTGGTGCGAAATGATCGACGGAGCGCTCGAGAGAGCGTTCAAAACGGAGGAAATGGCACTGGGTTTCTGACGTTAATTTCTACATTACGTTGCATTACGTTACCGTAAACTACACCCGTTTTTTGCCCTTACACTGAATTTTGACGTAATGAGGCGTAATGGCAACGGGGTGAATGCCTGAAAGGCCCGTGGAGAGCGGCTTTCAGGCGTTTTTGCATGGAAATAGGGGTGAAGGTATTACGGCGAGATTTTCGTTGCTGTAAGGGCCTGTATGGCGCTCTAGGCCTTATTTTATGCGGGTTCGAGTGGCATGGACCACGGACCACGGGTCAGATTGAAGGAAAAGCCCTTATAGAGGTGTAATCTGAAAAAAAAGAGTTTTATTTTTTTATGTACGTATAACACCTCTATAGACGTAATGGTGTAGATGTTATTTAAAATCAATAGCTTATCTATTACGTTAGTATTACGTCTATGTTTTAACAGACGTAATGGTGTAATGATGTAAATTTTAGATTCATCGCGCGCGGTCTATTTCAGTAGTGAAAAATATTTTTTTGTAGATTACACCTCTATAGAAGCGTTGAATTTGACTGTAAACACCCCTATAGAGTACATTCCCTGCCCTAACACCCTTAGGAGGACCTGATGCCTAAACTCTACGACGAGCCCTGTACGACGACGGGGATAGTGCCCAAGCAGCACACCCTGTCAAAGCTTGTATCGGGACGAATCCAACGCTATCCATTCTCGGGCATGCTAGTCGGAGACTTTCTCGTTCTCATGAGCCCTGAGGACGCGCAGAAGGCCAGAAACGCCCTTAAGACATTCTACCGAAACGCTCGAAGTGTCGGCCGTAAGTTTACGGTACGGCCTAACCGAGAAGGCGTTTGGATTTGCAGGAGAGTCGCATGAGCAAGCGAATGAAAGAGCTGTTCAACACTGTGCCGGTGAAGTCGGCGAAAATGGACAAAATGGAAGAGCGTTTGGCGCAGCCGGTGAAACCTTTGAAGGAACAGGAGAACGCAGTCTCACCGCAGCAGTGGAAGTTCGTGCAAGAGCTCGTCGCAGGCGACGGGAGCGTTACTCTGAGAGAGGCAGCCATACGGGCAGGCTACCCTGAGAAAAACGCTCAGGCGCAAGCCAATAAGCTTACGAACCCAAAATACTACCCGCAGGTAGTCGCAGCGATCCAAGAGTATCGGCGTGAGCTATCTGCAAAGTACGTGACGAACTTCGACAGGCATATGCGCGATCTTCAGATCATTCGTGACGCCGCTTTGGACGCCGGCAACTACAGCGCCGCAGTAGCGGCCGAGTATCGTCGAGGCCAAGCACTAGGGACCATCTACATTGACCGCAAAGAAATCAGGCACGGCACTATCGACTCGATGAGCAAGGACGAAGTAAGGCGCAAGCTTGAAGAAATTAAAGCCCTATACGGCGCCCCGCCGCAGACTTTGATTG